CGCTTATCACGGACCCTCTATCTATCGATCGTTTCGCTCAGAGATGGAGGTTAGTTATGAGTTATAGGTCGTATTCCTCAGGTCCAGACAGCGTTCAGCTTTTCGCTAACGTTGCCGGTTCGGGCTATAACGCCGAACTAGATACTATATCTTGGAACCCATGGACTCCGGTCTATCACGGTGATAGTTGGATACTTCACCGTCAGCTCGGCACGGAAGGTTCTGAAACCAACTGGCGCCGATGCGCAGTGCTATCCGGCCCAATGTTCATCAAAGATGTTCTGGGAATTCCTCAGAATAGTCTTGATGTGGGCTCCGAAACACACTGGGCAACTCATAAACCAACCCCTATCGAGTGGAATGCGGCTACAGATTGGGTGCGATACGGCTCTCTCTTCGCCTCCGTTAATCGGATGCGTAAGGGTACCGATTTCGCTTCCCATGCGTTGGTTGAGAAACAGGTTCAGCATGTCACCTACCAAGGTGACATAGAGGACGATTTGTCCGATGTGCAGGTGTATGGAGTCAATTCTGACTTTGACATCTACGTGCTTGACCCGGTACTCTTCCCGCGCCCTGTTGATCGGTTTACCCCGTCTGGTTCTGCTAACGATCATGTGCTTTATGCACATGGTCTTGTGCCGAGCTCGGCTGGGTATAACGACATTCATCCCGACGCTACTCTCCTTGATTGGATAAAGTATCGCGAGATGACTTTTCCGGATTTACCGGTGAAGTTTAATCGGCCTGGGTGGTTGTATAACCGCTTCAGTCTCGATTATTATGTCCAGAATTTCACCAACAACTCATTTGTTGATGGTGGAATGACTGCGATCAGATGTTCGTATGATTGGTGTATTCGCCAACAGGCCTTCTTCGGAGGTTTTATTAAAACTTCCTGGACGGTCTGGAGAGTGAACATCGATTTCGATGTCTACTTTCTCCCATTTTATGGGACGAATAATCCCTCGGGGACGAATTACATCAGTCCATCTACGGTTCACTTGGACAACAATAGTTTGATAACTGTTGTATCCTCTACGTGGACCGGTAATGGGCAAAGTGGTACACTAAACCCAATTGTGACCACCTCATACGATGCACATGTCGCACGCCACGTCGGGTCAGTAGATCGACCCGCCGTCTATGCGTGGACTGTTGCAAAGCATCAGCCAGCTGAAGTCGGCATCTCGAATCTGGAGAGTTTCCAGCGCCGGGGTACCGATTTTTGGACGGACCGTCATCTAGCTTTTAACAATTTCTGTTATAGCATGTATGACGCAGCGAAGGGAATTCGCCCTTCGTCCTTCCTATCAGCTTCGGATGGCCTCAGTTCAAGCTTAGAAGTCCTCTCGGCTAATCACCTTGAGAACTTGCTTTCGCTTACTAAGGTCGCCCAAGCATTCCCAGACGTCAAGTCAATTGCGCGTGTTGTAGCGCGCATAGCCAAGGGCGATGTAAGCGCGATACCGCTGCTTGTGGACGTGATAACTGATCATATCCTAAAGCTACGGTTCGCTGCTGAACCCGCCAGCGTCGACGTCCGTGAAATTCTTACCACGGATATTGACGCTGCTCTTGAACGCCTGCTCAAGGTCAGTTGGTTTACCCTTTACGGCTCCTTTTCCTACGATTTTACGCAGGATGAGAACTCGTGGGGGCCTGGCCAGCTTTCCTTAGTGACTCGATCGAAGTGCCGTGTCCGCTTGGACATGACCACGAGCATGGCCGCGTTCCTTACCCTCAATGGCCTCGGCTTAGCGCCGACGCTATCCAGGATTTGGGATAACGTTCCATTCTCGTTTGTCGTGGACTGGTTCACCAATATGGACGATAGGCTAGAGGCTGTTGATAACCAGCTTCTTTGGCTATGCGTGTACACGCTATTTTGCGTGCACTCGTATACCCTCACCTACACTCCTTCGGAGGAAGAGCTTGACCTTTATGGTCTCGTTCAAACTCCTACTGGCCAACCGTTCCGTCTCCAATGGTATCGGCGTGATTTTACGCAGCTACCACCTCGCCTTACCGACTCTAGGTTCAACCTTCTGTCGGGTTCCGGCGGTCCCAGACCTGAGACTGTCGGCTCGTTCATGTACCAGCTAGGCACATGAGCCAATCGCCTCGGATCCGTGTTGACGGGTCCGCATATAGGATCTCGAAAGGAGACCTACATGACTACGACCGTTGTGCTGCAGAACATGCCAGCACTGTCCACCACAGCTACTGTTTCCATGGGCATAGCGAGTTTGGACCGCGCAGATTTTATTCTACGCGAGTACACGCCCGCCACTGCGAAGACGGCCGCTACGGCCGAATTCGTTTACGCCCCTGGCGATCCGGCGAAGGAGACGACCGTCACCATCAAGTGGCGGTCCGACGCTCAGGGCATTCATTGCTCCTTGCGTCTCTTAACGGCCCAAACGACGACTGTCGATGAGGTCGTGGACTCCATCACCCAGGCTCCTGTCGATGTTGTAATCGCCTGGAACCTGCCCTCGTTCACGTCAATCCCCCTGGATATCAACGCCATGATTTTTATGGCTGTTGCTCTCCTGACGGGTGCGACTGACGTGGGGGGTCATCCTCAAGCAGCCGATTCCCTGGTTGCCGCCATTTCTCGCGGCTTGATCCAGTCCGGCTTTGGAGGATAGCTGTGTATCGGGGAGTATCCCTACTCCTCGATCGCGGAAGAATTCGTATCTCTACGGATTCTTTCTCGTTTCCTGAGCGGTTTCACTACGGCAAAAACACGGACTTTCTCAAAGTCTTTGTGCTGTCGTACGTGAAACTGTTGAGCGATAGCCCTCTATCTTTTTCTCACGGTGATAAACCCCTCCGGGTCTATCTGTCGTTCTTCAGACGCTTGATTTCCAAGCCCCTGTTGGAGACAATCCGTGAGTTTTCCGGGTTTGCCGACATGATTCTCCTCTCGGAGAATTCTACCGGCTCTGACTCTTCAACAAGAGTCTTTCACGAGTTCATGTTAGACACTCCTGTATTTAAGGAGTACCACATGTGGACTCGTACCGGACGGCCGGAACTCCTTCGCTATGTGCTTACCTTCCTGCTTTTTGGCAAGAAGATTGAGTATCAGAGCGATGATTTCCATTCCATCGCATTACGCGATTGGTATGCCGTGGAGAAAGAGCTAAGTGAGCTTACGTTCTCCGGCCTCGACATGCAAAACTTACGCATGATCGTGTCCGAAATAACGCGTCCGATTTATATAGACTCGCTCCTACCCTCATTTGGGCCTGGTAACGTGTCTGAATCGGGTGTCTTCCATATCCCTGATAAGCTGAGGAGCTTGTCTTGGAATAGGAAGTTGGCTTACGCCTTCAATCGCAGCGGCGGTTTTCTGTCGTTGCAGAAGGCTCTTCACCATGAACTGGTGGAGACGCTTGACGGGGACTCGAGGTCTTATTCTAGACTCAAGATGGTGCCAAAAGACATCACCAAGAGTCGCTCCATCTGTATGGAACCAAACGCACATATGTACTTCCAACAGGAGGTACTTCGTGCTATGGTTTCCATGATGGAGGAGTCGCCGATTCGGCGTTTTGTCGATTTGCGATCTCAGGATAAGTCTCAAGATGCTGCAGTGCATGGTAGCATTTACCTTAGCACTGACACCATCGACTTGAGTTCCGCATCAGATCGCGTGCATGTTGATCTTGTGCGATCGATATTCGATCGACGCACATTGTTCTACCTGCTCGCCACGCGGACGTCCCTTGTGGAAACGCCCGACAGAAACGAGTTGGTGGCGGTGAAGAAATTTGCACCGATGGGGTCAGCTGTTTGCTTCCCCGTCCAATGCATAGTCTTTACCGCTATATGCTTATACGCGGCCTGGGCGGTTTCCCGCTCAGAAGCCACAGGGCTTCACCTAATCCCTCGAGAATCGTTTCGTGTTTTCCTACGAAGCGGGTTTCACAGGAGAAGGTCGGAGAATACTCCCTTCACAAGGAGGTATGAGCCCCCTGTGGTGTATGGCGATGACATCAGCGTGGATTCAAGAACCACGCATGAAGTCATCTCCACCTTGACCAGACTTGGATTCAAAGTAAATGAATCCAAGTCCTTCACGTCGTCTCAGTCATTTCGCGAATCTTGCGGAGTGTACGTGTACGATGGTGACTTGGTCACTCCGGTTCGCTTCCGTTTGCCGTGGTTTACAAACGGTAAATGGGGAGCCAGTGTTTTTGCTTCCCTTATCGGGAACATAAACTGGAGCCGTGACAATGGTTATAACCATTTGTCATCGTTCTACCTAGCTGTGTTACGGAGCTATGGGTATAAATACCCACTGCCCTTTACCACGGAGAGGACTGCCTTCGGGATCTACACTAGGAATAAACATCCTATTGTGGATGCTCATCTTCGTTGGAATGCCGATTGGCAGATTCACGAGGAGAGAGTATCGGGGATAGTGCCCAGGAAAGTAAAGGTAAAGCCTTCCGGTAAGGAAGACTTATACCTCCTGGACCTTTGGTGGAGAAGCAGGGTACGTGAGCTACCTACTACTCCCACTTCGGGGGTAGGCTTGCGTATCCGCCCTCAGGAAACGAGGGTCGGCCCGAGATGGGCGCGGGTCGGATAGCGAACCTAAGTGCGGGGGACTTGAGATCGACGCTTTATGGTTGATCGCAGGAGCGAC